AATGTTCGGAATGTTAAAAATGCTACCGTTGTTGCTTGTACTTGCTGGAGGCGCATATGCTTATCACACAACTACAGTAGCTCAAAAAGACGCAACGATTGCACAGTTAGAAGCAAATATAGTTACACTTCGTAATAATGTAGTAAAACTAGAAACTGCTTATGAAACGGAAGTGGCTGCACGAGAACGAGTAGAGCAGAATTTAACTAAACAGCTTGAAATGGTAGGAGCATTGACAGAAAAAACAAATGCGCTACAGGCAGAAATGGATGATTACTTATCTATCTTCAAGCGTCACAACCTTACTAAACTTGCGCGAGCAAAGCCAGGTTTAATTGAACCACGAATAAATAAAGGTACGAAAGACGTATTTCGTGCTATAGAGGAAGCGAGTCAGGAGGTAGAAAATGCGGATTCTCAGTAGTGTACTATTACTCACACTCGGAGGATGTTCAATGCTACAGCCTCAACCACTTCCAGCTCCTGAGCCGATTATTAAAACGGTAACAGAGTTTAAAACTTTAGAGATTTATCAACCTCCGCTTCCGAAAGCGATTGACTTACAGGATGTGGAGTTTTTTGTAGTTACAGAAAAGAATCTTGACGAGCAGATAGCAAGACTTGAAAAGATGCAAGACGGAACTTACGTACTCTTTGGACTTACTCCACAAGACTACGAAAACATGGCGTATAATTTACAAGAACTACGTAGATATATACGGCAGCAGAAAGAAATAATTATTTATTATCGTCAAGCAACACAAGACGATGAAAACACTGACGCAGAAGATTGGATAGAGAGAAACGAAGAAACTCTGGAAAATCAACAGCAGGACTAAAACATGGCAGTACAAGTTAGTCGGCAAGATATAGTATCCGACGAAATTTTTGAGTTACAATCTGAGGCAAGGTTCTTAAAACTTCCAGTAAATGAATACTTAGATTTACTAGGAGTTCAAGCACTTCCTTCGCAAAAAGCAATTATAAATGCGATCAATAATCCGAAGTATCGCTTTGTCTGTGCAGCCGTTTCTCGGCGTCAAGGCAAAACATACATCGCCAACATAATAGGGCAACTTGTATCACTAGTTCCCGGTTCTAACATTTTAATAATGTCACCCAACTACTCCTTGTCTCAGATTTCTTTTGATTTACAAAGAAATCTAATAAAGCACTTTGACTTGGAAGTAACAAAAGACAACGCAAAAGATAAAGTAATTGAACTCAGTAATGGTTCAACAGTTCGCATGGGTTCAGTTAACCAGGTTGATTCCTGCGTGGGCCGTAGTTATGATTTAATCATATTTGACGAGGCAGCGTTAGCAGACGGTAAAGACGCCTTTAATGTCGCTCTACGCCCCACTCTTGATAAAGATAACTCGAAAGCTATTTTTATCTCTACTCCACGAGGCAGGAACAACTGGTTTGCTGAATTCTTCGATAGAGGATTTAATGATGAGTTTCCCGAGTGGTGCTCAATTCGTGCAACTTATAAAGATAACCCCCGCATGTCTGAGATGGACATTGCTGAAGCTCGTAAATCTATGTCGGACGCAGAATTTCGTCAAGAGTACGAAGCAGACTTTAACACGTATGAAGGCCAAATATGGAACTTTAATCATGAAAAGTGTATCGAAAATAATGAGTTTCTTGATACTAGCCGCATGGATGTTTTTGCTGGTCTTGACGTTGGCTATCGTGACCCTACGGCTTTCTGTGTGATTGCTTACGACTGGGATGCTCAACAATACTTTGTACTAGATGAATACCTGGACGCTGAAAAAACAACAGAGCAACACGCAGTAGTAATTCGTGATATGATTGCAAAACATGATATAGACTATATCTATATTGATTCTGCAGCACAGCAAACTCGATTTGACTTTGCACAAAATTACGATATTACTACTATCAATGCAAAGAAGTCTGTTCTTGACGGGATAGCACACGTTGCAGCAATTGTAGACAATGATACGATGTTCGTAGACCAACGCTGTAGCGAAGTGTTATCTTGTCTTGACCAATATCAATGGGACCCAAACCCAAATCTTGCAAGAGAAAAACCAAAACACAATAAGGCATCGCACATGGCAGATGCTTTACGTTATGCACTATATTCGTTTGAAACTAGCCAGACAGGGTTCTAAAATACCTACGCAAAAATAGTGTTTGACAATCTACCTTCCACACGATATAATTCTGGATACTAGAAATGAAAAAGCTCAAAAGAGATCCAATCAAGTACATTCGAGACCGAGCTAAATCAAAGTACGAAAAAGGTACAGAATGTTACATTTGCGGAACTGACAAAGAACTCGACTTTCACCATTTTTACACGTTAAGTCCTTTGTTGAAAGAGTGGCTAAAGAAAAAGTCACGAGAACGCCCGGAACACTATGTTGATGAGTACATTGTAGTTTGGCGCGACGAGTTCATCGAAGACAATTGGAAAGAGCTGTACGAAGACACAATTACCATTTGCCATAAGCACCATATGGAGCTTCATAAATTGTATGGCAGAAACCCAAGTTTAGGTACTGCAAAAAAGCAGATGCGCTGGGTAGAGATTCAACGAGACAAACATGGCATGGTATGATAGATTAATCGGACGCAAGACGGAAGTAGAGGAAAAATTAAATCCTATACAGCCGTACTATGAAAAAGTCACAGAGCCTACTAGAGAGCCTTATCATAGCTATGAAAAAGCGTACGAAGACCTTGAAATTGTTAATCGAGGCGTTAATTTAATAGTAGATGACTGCGCAGAAATCAATACCGTAGTAAGTAGAGAGTCTAAGATTTCAGGAGTAGTAAAAGGCGTTAAAGCTTCACGAGTAGATTTACTGCTGAATAAAGAGCCTAATCCTTTTCAAGATATTTCTTCTTTCCGTCGTAATTTGTTTACAGACTATTTATTAGACGGAAATATTTTTATTTACTATGATGGCGTACATATGTACCATTTGCCTGCGAGTAAAATGACGATTCATGCAAGCAAGACAACTTTTGTAGACCATTATAGTTTTGACGGAGGTTCTCAGAAGTTTTCTCCAAGTGAAATAATTCATGTAAAAGAGAACTCATTTTACTCAATTTATAGAGGAGTGTCTCGACTAAAGCCCGCACTTCGCACAATGATTTTAATGCGTCGTATGCGAGACTTTCAAGATAATTTCTTTAAGAATGGAGCAGTTCCAGGTCTTGTACTGAAGTCGCCAAATACGTTATCAGAGAAAATTAAAGAGCGTATGATTCAGTCTTGGCAAGCTCGTTATAGCCCTGATGCGGGAGGTCGTAGACCTCTTATTCTTGATGGCGGAATCGAAGTAGATGACTTATCCGATGTAAACTTCCGCGAACTTGATTTTCAGGCTGCAATTGCAGAAAATGAAAAAATTATTCTGAAGTCTCTTGGTGTACCACCTATTATGCTTGACTCAGGAAACAATGCGAACATTCGTCCAAATATGCGTATGTATTATCTTGAAACGATTCTTCCTATTGTGAAAAAACTAAATGTAGCATATGAGCGATTTTTTGGGTTCTGTATTAGTGAAGACATTACTGATATACCTGCTCTTCAACCAGAACTTAGAGATGCAGCATCTTATTATACTTCGCTTGTGAACTCTGGTATCATTACACCAAATGAAGCACGCGTAGCAATGAATTTTATAGAAATGGACGGCTGTGAGACTATAAGAGTTCCAGCAAATATTGCAGGAAGTGCAGTAGACCCAAATCAAGGTGGGCGTCCCACAGAAGAAACACCAGAGGAGTAATTATGGCGACAATGAGAGCCAAAAGATTTATAGTAAATGACTTATATACTCAAATGAAAAGTCATGGACTGACCACAAGCTGCACGTATAATGAGTACAAGTCTGCAGTAGGCCCACAAAATGCAATTAGTCAGAGAGACATTGCAAAAGGTTGGAGAAGCCGATGGGCTGTAATAATGAGTCAAGTAAAAAAGCAGCACCCCGATATTGATGAAGTTATTAATTCAGTAGTACCAGAATTTACTTTTGAAGAAAAAGTAGAAGAACCTAAACTTTCAGGTTTGGAAGCACTTAAATCAATGAGTGCGAATAAGGATGAAGAAGATGGAAAAGATTTTTAATCTAACCTCCACTTTTAAAGCCCTCGACGAAGATGACGGAGGCGTACACATCTGCGGTATGGCTAGCACAAGTGATTTTGACCGTGCTGGCGATGTTATTGATGCAGAAGCGTGGACAAAAGGTGGTCTTAACAATTTCGAAAAGAACCCTATTATTCTTTTCAATCACGATTATAACAAGCCTATTGGACGCGCTACAGGACTTAAAGTCACTGAAAACGGTCTTGAACTAAAGGCTAAAATTTCTAAATCTGCGCCCGATCATGTGGCTCAGCTTGT